TCATTTACACGGGTTGTAGTTGATCTCTCTGTACGATTGCCAATCACACGTGATGATGGTGCCGCATAGATGGATGCGGGAAACAATGGCCGGGCCTAAATGAGCTTCCAGGGCGGCGGGGCTGTAGTTGGCAATGATGATTGTCGGCTTGCCGTTCTGGTGCCGGTAGTCAATGAGCCGTTCCAGCGCCGGGCCTGTAAAGTCCGTGTCCTTAACCTCGTGATACTCGTCGAGCACCAGCAGATAAGGCGACTTGTAGCGGGCCATGACGGAGGATTCCGAGCCTCCGCCGTTGAACGTCTCCCGCAGAGCCATCGTGTAATCATACGCCTTGGAGTAGAGGACGCGCTTCTTGCGCCGGTACATGACGCGGGCAAGAAACGTGCTTAAAACCGTTTTCCCGGTGCCGTAGCGTCCGTTCAGTACAATGATGCTCCCAGGCGTCAAAACAAGGCGATAGGCATCACGGAGGGCCTTTTTCCATGGTTCCCCGGTCACTTCGTCAAGGCAATCAATTGCCCGGCGTGGGAATCCGCAGTCAATCAGGTCCAACCGTTCATAGGTCGCCTTGCGTTCTTCTTCCCGCTGCTTTTCGGCTGCGAGTGCTTCCGCTTCCAGCTCTTCAATGCTTCTTCCGTCATCCGCGGCAAGGGCTGTCATGGATGCCAAGAGGCTTTCAATGTCGGCACCTTTGAGGGCGTGCCGGGCGTCAATGGAGTTGTCAGTCTGTCCAGAGTTCATCTCTTCGTGATGGTTTAGGGGTTGATTTTGGTGTAGTTCCCGCAGCATTGGCGGGCTTCAATCCAGCTTCGGCCGCGTTGTTCCGGGCCCAGGTGGCGGCGTATTGGCGGGCCAGGGGCCGCCAGTCCGCCAGGGGGATGCCGTGCTTGTTCCGCCAGCCAACAGCGGATTGTTCGTTGAAAAACCGTTCGGCGCACCGGGTAAGCTCGTCTCCGAGCGGGTGCAGCGCTTGAGCGGCCATGAAGCGGTCAATTTCAGACACGTCCTGCGGAAATTGGCAGACTTCGCGCCCGGTTGTAGTTGGTGTAGTAGTATTATCTTCTCTTCTCTTCTCTGGTAACGGTTTTTGTAACGGTTCGGGCGTTACATCTGTAACGGTTTCATCGTTACGTCCTTTTCGGTGATTCGCAACTCGGCGGTTCGTGTTGGCCCTATTCTTAGCGGTTTGGCCATTATGGCGGTCAAAATTGGGGATTGAAAGGAGGCCATTGCGTCCATTCAACCAGCCGACTTTGACAAGCCCAGCAGCAAAACCGGGGCAGAATACGAGACGGTCGAGAAACGAATTTGTAACGGTGATAGCGTTACCAGAGACGGATTGTTGATCAGCCCAAATCCAGAGGCGCAGCAGCTTTCCAACTACGGCATCCTGATCAATGCCGAGCACGTCAGCCAGCTTCACCACTTCGGGCTTGTCGGGTGTTGTGTGTTCAACCTTTATCCAGTCTCCGGCCATATCAAAAAAGCGTCAGTTGGGGGTTGTAGTTCATCTCATATCCTCGTCGCCGTATTTCATGTAGTGGCCTACACTCAATTCTTTAGCTATGGCTATTGCTTTTTCTCTAACTTCGGCTATCTGGGATAAATTCAAACTATCTTCGCAAGTAATGACAACTGGGGCTTCGTTATCAGGCGTCATGATAAAAAAGTCTATGGACTTTGATCCATCGGAGTTTGTCGTTTCATCTTCAACAACTTCATAGGGATGGATAGCTCCTGTAATTCCCATTAAGTCGCGCTCTCTTTTATTATAAATAGCCAATGCTTTTCTTCTGGTGGGTTTCATATCATTCCCTCCTTTCTCGGCTCCCAGTTGATAGGGATGCCCTCGTTGATGCAGGGGAAACAAAAATCTGGTACGGGAGTAATACCCTGATAAGTGCAATTGTGGCAATCGCGCCGTATTAAAGGCACCCACGCCCTGCACACGTCCCGTCTTTCCCTGACTAGTTTGATAAAAAAATTAATCTCGGAATGCTTCCAGCAATCTTCCCGTTCTTTTCGTGTTAGTTCGCAGTAACTCTCTCCGTAAAATTGTCTTGCATAGCTACGAGCTGCTTCGATTTTGTTGAAAAGAAATGCTTTGGCCGCGCCAAGCTCGTGAAAAGCTTTCTGTTCAGGCGTCATTTTCATGCGAGCCTCCTTTCAAGCATCTCCGCCTGTTCCTCGGTGATGTACTGCCAGGACTGTGGCGGACGGGTCAGGCCGATGGCAGAGAGCGGCACGGCGGCGGGCAGTCTCACGGGGGCCATGACTCCCCAGGCGTAGCAAGGCAGGTAATTCCGCAGGTGTTCTTCCGTCACGCAGGCATCTTTAATTATTAACTTGTCCGGCATGTGTTTAAATTGGATGAAACACCACATCCGGCACTTGCCGACGATGGCCCGCTCCCCGTCTTTCCCGGACTCGTAGAGCCAGAGAGTGACGTGTTCCCCGCGGGGAATGCGCGGCGCATTCTTTCGCAGCTCCCACCCCTTTTCCCTGGACAAAATTTTACCGGAGAAAGGCCGCCTGACGGATGCGAGGATATTAATCATTGCTGGCCTCCTTCCCGGTAGTGTTTTTCAATGGCACCAATTACCATATTCCAGTTCTGCCGCGCTCCCTCTTCGCAAACAGAATTGTCTGCAAGTAAGACATGAGGCAAATATTCATCAATCGACTGATCGCACATGTACTCTACATGATTTTCCCCATTGCTGGTGTATTTCATCAGTTCAGGCATGCGTCCACAAAAACAAGGTTTCAATTCTTTAGTCATTGCTGGCCTCCTTTCCATCTGACACGAGGATTTCATATCTGTTGTTTTTCAGTTCGTATTCTTCCTTATAAAATTCAATGTATTTCCGGGCGGAACGTTTTGTTCTCAAACCTTTAGCGATTAAGACATCTTTCGGTTCAATTAGATGTGTTTCTCTATTTATCGTGGCAATCCAAACAATAACATCGTAAGTCGTTTTCATTGTTGGCCTCCTTTCTCTTCAATCAAGGCTCTTAATTCGTCAAGACAGCGGAGCCGAGAGACATTCTTAGTCGTGCAAATAAGGTGCTGCGCCCACCGTGCATGTCGTTTGGTGGGGTACCTCATGCGATAGCGGCCCGTTATGCCATTGTGGTGCACAATCGCGGCCTGGACCTCGTATTTCCCGTTTTTGGCTTTCTTCATGGGGCAAACCTGCTGGACGATGATATGAGGGTTCCTTTTCATTGTTCCGCCCCTTCCTTCTGTTCAAGCTCCCACGGCCATTTTTTAATTCCGGCAGGATCGTAGCTATCTGCATCCCCATACACATCTTGGAGATGGATTTTCCCCAATGCTAAATCCGTGCCAAGCACCGTATGTATGTCATCACTTAACCATACAAGCACGTTATCACCTTGATTCAACCGCATGATGGGCGGGAACTTGGAGACAAGATCACGCCAGCGTTGCCATGTGTTTTCTTCATTTGGATTGCAATTCCAGTCGCCCCAGGACGGAGTGGCGTATAGTCCACATTTCGGGCATCCGGCATATTCGCAGTGACCGTCTCCTTCTTCCAAAATGTATTCTGGCTTCCCCCCGCACAGCGGGCATTTAATATCTTTCATTTTAATTTCCTTTCTTGATTTTAAGTTTTCCGCTTGGCCCCATCGTCCAGCCGTCAAAAGTGACGGTTCCGGACAGATTGATCACGGGGTAGGCGTCATGTGGGTTAATGTGGTAAGTTCTCCCCTTGTGCTTAACCAGGAGATACCCGCCTTCCAGAGCACCGGAAACGGTGCCTCTAACGCCCATAACCGTTATTTGCTGTCCGTACCGGAAGCGGGTGCCACAAATGGCGTTGAGGGCGTCAAGATCGGGTTGCGCGGTCTTGGCGGCAGAGGCTTCCCTCCTGCGGTTGTACTCCACCATCCAGCGGCGTTTTTTCTCTCTTTCTTCGGGGCTCATTTGCCGAGTTCCTTTCTTTTGTAGGTTTCCACGCTCGCGACTTGGTAATCGCAAAAGCCTTCCGGGTTGAGGTAGCAGCGGCCAAACTGGGCCAGGGCAAAGGCGTCCGCTTCGTTGTTGTTGTTCATGTCCGCGCCCCAATGTTGGAAAACGCGTTTGAGCATCAAATCCTTTTCCGCATTGCCCTTCCCGGTGGCAAATTTCTTGTTGGTGGTAGGGGCCACAACGATGAAGGGAACCCCCATGTCAAGCAGCAGAAGACGGACAACGCCCCCCAATTCCGCCAACCCAGCCATGCCTTGCGAAGAGCCGTAGGAATACCCCTCAATGACGGCAAGTGACGGCTGCTCTTGGTAGATGATGACTCGTACCTCATTGCGGATTTCAGAGAGACGCTTAGCGCTTCTATGCTTGGATTTGATGACGCCCCATTTCGGGGAACCATCCCACACCAGAGCCCACCCCGTAGCGGTAAGGGACAAATCAAGACCTAAGATGCGCTTGTTCATGCCGCCCTCCCTTCTGCTGCCGGGCGGATTGCCGGCATGATCCGAGTGTAAGCGTCAAGGTATTTTGGGCCGAATTCGTCCAGAGCCGCCTTAATGCGGTCGGTGTACTCGTCCCATTCCACTTTGACCAAAAACGGGCGCAGTCCGGGGCAGTAGGAAAGGAAATACCACGCCCGCAAGCCAGTCACAGCCATGGATCCGTGCACCTGGGGCTTGTATTTGTCCGGAAGCACGCCGTCCAGCAGATACCGGGCATGATGCTTGGAGAGAGGGCACTTGATTTCAAGGCCGGCAATCACAAGATCAAGCCCGTCTTCCAGATTTTCAAAAACAAGTCCGTCAGGACTGCACCCAATGGGGGCCGTCTTGCGGCGGATAAAGCCAACTTCTTTTACCGCTTTGCCGGTCAAGGTCGCGAAAAGCTCGCGGGCTTCCGGTTCCAGGGCTTCCCCGCGGTCCGTGTGAAAATTGCCTTCAAAGGTTATTTCATCCGGACGGAGGCAGGAACAGCACAATTCGATGATCAAATCTTCCTGCTGGGCGGACGGTTTCCCGGTTTTGGGGGTAATCAGCCGGTCAAAATTACTGGCGGTCAGATGCCCGGCCCGCAGTTTAAACCATAAGTCGCTGCGCTGGGGAACATCCTCATAAATGGTAATGTTTTCAAGGTCCAACATGGCTTAATAGTCCTCTCTATTGGCTGGTACGAGTTCGCGCTTTGGAGCTTCCAAGTCAGAGAAAAAGTCATCCGTCCGTTCTTCTGGCGGCGGTAATGATTCAGGGGCCGAAGGATGGTTTTCTTCCGATTTAGGCAGCTCAAAAGGATTGATTTCTTCGTTATCTTTTTTAGGCGGCGTCACATTCCGTTCTTCCTTCCCAAATTCCTGCTCGTCGGCGGCGCTCATGGCCTGCTGGATATGTAGGGGTAAATCCCATTGCTTGGAGGCACGCTTGATGACCGTTTTCAGGCCCATCTGGCTAAAGTCATCCTTCCAGGGCCCCACAACCTCCCCTTCCTTGTTCCGGGACTTGGTGCGGGCCTTGATTTCCTCCACGGCGCGCAGGCTCATGCGTTCTCCGTGTAGGTAGAGGTCCTTGTCTGTCCAGGTGCAATAAAAACCCCTGATGGGCGCCGTGCTGTCATCCCATTCCGGGATGTGGCCCATTGCGAATTTTCCTTCTTCCAGGCCCCAGGAAAATGGCTCCCCCTCTCTCACAATTCCAATATTGAGGTTGGTGACGCCGTTGGAGCGGGCCATACGCATTAGGCCGCGGGCGGAGGGCACCGGAACACAGGTCAGGACAGACCGGCCGCTTGCCTTATCATTGCTCCAAAAGGGCACCAGATAGCCGTGGATGCCGTCAGGCTCACACCGCATCATCAGCAGGTTTTTCAAGGATGCAATCAGCGTCACCGGGGCACACTGCTGAAGGAGAGGGGTTTTCTGGCAGCAGTGCCAGAAGATACTGATACACCGTTCCGGCGTCATCATGCCCTCTACAAGCTGGGCAATGTGTCTCTTCACGTCCTCCGACATCACAATTTCATAGAGTGTCTTCTTCGGGACTGGCGCCTGGGGCAAATCTAGTTTATCTGTAGGTGCGTTACTCATAATCTTTGCATGGTTCTGTGTAACAAGGCCGGGGATCAGTTGGCGCTGACCCCGGCCAACTGAATCAGTCTTGGCACTCCTCGCATTCGCAGCCAGCGATTTTGAGCATGGTCACAATGGGGGTCGTACCAACTCTCTTATGAGCCTCCTTGAAAGCGAGCTTCACACCTTGGGAGATAGTTTCGGGATTGCCGGAGAAGCAATCGCCAGAAGCAAAGATATAACCGCGAGCCGCGAGCCATTCCGTGCCTTTTGGTCCGGACATATCCACAACAGCTTCACAGGTGGCGCTTGCTCCGTCTACACGGTCTCCTTTTTCAATGAGCATATTCACCAACACGGGGGTTTGGCATCGGTTCACCATGTTCTTCAGATGCTCAAAAGCTTCTTCGATCATTTCCACGGTGACGGGTGCCTGTTCGGCGGCGGTGTTGCAGCAGCCTTCTTCCGGCGCGGTTGTCTTCGTATCTTCTTTTTCTCTTTGCATGGTATTTATTTTCTGTTTGTTGTTATTTTAGTTAGGTTAGTCGGAAATGGTACTTGAGGGGTTCCTCTTCCGTTTTGTGGGAGGTCTGTTCATGTCGACCCCTGTCTGAGAGATTTTCTCCTTAGTAAGAAAGCGGTACACGCTCACGGCAGAAATACGGTAGTCGCGGGCACTCGTACCAAGGTCTTCTATGTGTTTGTCCCGTAGAAGTTTAATGGTCTTCTTGCGTGACCATCCGCAGGCTGGATGCTGCGCCAGGTCGTTTATAGAGAGTTCCAGCTTTCCATTAAACATGCGGGCGGCTTTCTGTTCATCGGATTCTTCCAAAATCAACAAGCCGCGGTCATGCAGACTTTCAATAGTCTGCTCCACGATAGAAGTTACAAATTGATCCAATCCGTTCATATACACTAAGATTTAACGATGAAATAAATGATCGTGCAGATGCCAACCAGCAGTGCGGAAAAGACAAAGTTCTGCACGATCCCAGGCCGGGGCTTGAGGTCATTTTCCGGCAAGTCCAGCGGGCAGCCGTATAGGGATTCTATTTTTGCGTCGCGGTCTCGGCGCATCCAGTATTGTTCATTCGTCATTTTTCTCATTGTTGTTTAGGGTTGGGGTTAAAGCTCGTACCAGCCGAGCCGTTTCAGTTCTTCAATCAGGGATTCTTCCATGGTTCAAAAATGGCCGCCGTAGGTGTCGGCGTATGGGAAAGCGGGTTCATCGTCGGTTTCTTCCCATCCGCAGGATTCACAGCATCCTCTGCACAGAGGGTCAGCCTCGTCGAAGTCCACCAGGAGCGCTCCACATTCAGGGCAGTGGAAATCTCCGTTGATGTCTGCGTAGGGCCTCATGATTTACCTTGCTATTTTTGGTTATTATCGCTCTAACAAATCCAGATTTACCTTTTCCGTAAAATAATTCAACAGAATTCTTTCCTTTTAGAAAACTTTTCTGGATTATTCACACCCTTTCTTTGATTGTGGCAAAGTCTCCTGAAGAATCGGAAGGCCGTGCTGCACAGAAAGACGAACAATGACAGAAAACGGTACAGCAGTTTTATTGGCCAACTCCCTCATTTCGGCTTCTTCCTGTTTTGGCAGTCGCATTGGTATAGGCTTAGATAGCTCGGTCATGAACTAATAGTATACTCCAAGGCTACCAAGTCAACGGTTTTTCGTATACTTTAAGTATTCAAATACGTTTTATCTTGTATATTAGGGGTATACGCATTATATTTTTTTTATGCGTCCGAAAAATCCACAAACACGCCCCACCGGGAAGCCGCTTCCAATCCGTTTTTCTGAAAACCAACTATCTGAAATCGAATCTGTGGCCCAAGAATTCAACATGAGCCGTGCAGAAATCATACGACTCGCTTGTTCTGCTGGATTAGTAGCTTTGAAAAAACTTAATCCTGAAGGTTTAGCGAAAGCTGTTGCCAATGTTCTGATAGAATCTCATCCAAATCACCTACAACCTGCCTCTCGCTATCCTGAAGCAGTTGAAAAAATCCATCCGGAAGCCGATAACTCCCCGAAGAGCACCTATGGTGTGTCTGTAGTTGGTAATATCGCTGCTGGCTCTTTGCAACCAGGAGACACTATCCCCTATTCAATCCAAACATCCCGCCCGCTTGGAAAAAATGAATACGTCCTGCACGTAGAAGGAAAATCCATGGAGCCGGTGATCATGGACGGCTCCCTGGTCATCATGCGGCGCCATACCGTGCCGCCTGTTCCCAAAGCAGGAACCATTGTGGAGTATTATGACGAGCGCGGCGTCACATTGAAAAAGCTTGCCAGACGGAAAAACAAGGAAACTGGAAAAATGGAATACGTTCTGCATCCGCTTAACCCTGCTTTTGGAGACATTGAACCCATGGACGGGGGCCGCGTCTCCGCCGTGTTTGTGGATGTTCTTACAGACTACCGCAGAGAGTAGCAAATTACTATTCCGTAACCATTTACGGTAAAGGAAACCTTTTTATGGTAAATTGTTACGTAAAAGAAAAATAACCAGAAAAAAGCTTGCCGAGAATTACCTTTTGGGAAATATGTCCTCATGGACGACATAAAAAACAGAATCCGGACGTTTCTGAAAGAAACGGGAATGAGCCGGGATGTTTTTGCTGGTCTGTGCGGTGTCCGCAAAAATCAGGTCAATAAGTGGCTTTCATCTGCTCCCATACCAGAACCGCGGCAGCAGGTCATTGAACGGATCATGGAAGAAGAGTATCAACGGCGAAGGAAGAGCCCTCACAATCCCAACATGTACATTCTTGAGGTGCCATTCCCGAGTGACGAATACGAAAATGCTGTAACCACGGCAGCCAACCAAGGCATGACGGTTCCGGAATTGGCGTCAAAAGCCCTGGTCGTTCTCTGTAAAATCCTGAACAAGTAAGCAACGACTTACAACGCCACAAGCTTCTTCACCATTTCAAGCTTTACAGGAAAATCAGACTGGCGCGTTGTCCATCGGTGAATTGTTAGAGGCTTCACCCCAAAATGAGCGGCAATCTTCGCCCTGGCTTCCATGACCGGAACGCCCTGCCCTGTCAATTCCTTCATGCGTTGTCCGATGATGGAAACCGGGTCAAGCAGGCGTCCATTGTACTCAATAAGCTGCTTTAAAACTGGCGGGGAGTCATGCAAGGGTGAAATCTTCCATTCTCCGCCAATCCTATTCAGAAGAACAGCAAGCCGGTTCGGATTGAGTTCGCACCCTACAAAGCGGCGCCCGAATTTATGGGCGTAGTACCCGACCAGCCCGCGGCCCATCACAAAATCGCCAATGCAGGAATACTCTTCATTCTCACAAATCCACGCGATGATGTCTTCTTCGTCCAGCCCGTCAAGCTTGGGCTTCTTGGCCTTCCTGCTGGCCCGGATGACGTAGCACACATTTTCCTTTTTGTGGTAATAGGAGGAATTGTAGCAAGTAACGTACTTATAAAGCTTTTTTGCCTCTATCATGAACTCGGCAAGATATTCCTTCCCGATTTCAATATAGGCGGTTTCCGGGTTGATTTCCGATAACCGTTCAAAGACCTTCTTGTAGAACCGGACAAAATCATCCTTGTAATCAGTCCGGCCGGCCTTCGTCACAAATGCGTTTGCGTTCCCCAAGTTCCACGGAGGATCAATGAACACCAGGTCTGCTTCCTTCATGAAAGCGGGCAGCCCGTCAAAGATGTCATTGATGGCAACTTTGTTTCCTTCCTGCTCCCACACTTCGCCTGGGGCGATAGGGTATTTCTTGATACTCCCGTCGTATTCCCATTTATTTTCACTGCTCATTGTGCATCCTCCCCGTCTTTGATGTCCCATGAATGAGAGTAGTTGACCCCTTCAAACAGGGCCAGAATGCCGGTCATCTGCTTGTACCGCAGTACCGTGTCCAAATCCAGCCCCAGGGAGTTTGCAATTTCCTCTTCCTTCTTCCCCTGTTCCAGCAGTGCTTTCACAATGTCTGCATCCTTGTCAACGGCGTGGACACCCCGCGCTTTGTTGAATTGCACCGTGGCCGTCATGCGCTGGCTCAAATCGTGCTTCAGAACGACAATAGGAACTTTCTTGATATTAAGCCATTCAGGCTGGCAAATCGTGAAACGGTGGAACCCGTCAACGATGATGTATTTTTCGTCTTCTTCGCTCCAAATCGTCACGATGGGGAAGCAGAATCCATTATCTAAAATGGACTGCTTCAGCAATAGCATTTTGTCCCTGGGAACGGTGTTCGGGTTGTAATCATTGGCTTGAAGTTCTTCCCGGTCCACCATCTGAACGTTCAGGCATGGAATGTCGATTTTCATACAATGTAATTCCTCACTCTGCAAGCCAGGGCGTCCAGTACATCGGCGATTTCTAAACAATGCTTTGCAAAAGTAATTCTTGAGTTCATTTCACGAAAATCAGATTGAGACAGAACAATAACTTCGCCAATAACCCGTTCCACTTCTTCGTGAAGCCGGCTTTCATCAATATTTTCCACATCCCTACCTTTTGGAAGCAGATCAACGGACTCTGGAAGGAAATATATCAAATTCCGGTTCTGCGCCTGACGAAGCCCGTCGCGGATGGACGATGCTAAATCGGTTATTTCCCCGGCAGACAATGGCATTCTATTCAGTGTGGATGCCATATCATCAATAATTACATAGAAAGGGTGCTTGGCGGGATTTTCATTCATGAGACACACGTATCATTTTTTGATAAATATTCAACGCAATTTATCATTTTCATAAAATATCTTTCCAGTAGTTGAGCTTTTCAACCAGCGGGTCTTCCGTGTTCTTCACGGGGAGGTTGTTTTCATAGTCATTCAAAATGAGCTGCCGGCATTGCTGCCGGGCAACAAATTCGTTGTCCAGGTGTTTTGCAAACCGCTTCCGGAATATCTCGCGGCGCTCCGGGACCGGGTACGTTTGAAGCAGGATGTCCCGGTACTCGCGCCACGTCTTGATGTTCTTCGGCAGCTGCTGGCATCTGAACATCTTTTTATCCTTAGCCGTCTCCTGGGCAAAGGAAATGCCCTTGGTCCGCTTCAAAAGCCGGTCATAGGTCTTCGGCTCGAATTCCGGCAAGTCCTGAATGGCCTTGAAGCTTTTTTCATGCACCAGGGAAGAAACGCGCATAGCGTGAGGCGGGGTTCCCTTCAGGAAGGCAAAATCATAGTATTTATGATACTTGAGCCCATGTTCCGCGATGTACTTCCAAATGTCGGAAAAGGCCCAATCGTAAATTGGGTAAAAGGCAAAATTGCCGAACTGCTTTTTCGTGGACCAGAACACGCCCTCAAAGCCAGGATGCTTGATCATGGTTCTGTACCGGTTCAGGCTTTCGTCTGCGCGGAGCCCCACCAGGAACGCAGCATTCCTGAATCCCATCTCAAAATTGGTAATGACATCGTAAAAGCCGAACCCCTTGTTCTTGTCGGCAATAACGGTTTCATGCGTCCATGTCCGGTTGAGGATGTTCTTTGAACTGCGCTTGTGCATCCAGTTGGGCCGCTCCTTCGGGTCCCAGCAATGGAACTGTCCGTTTGAAATGTCAACCGAGTTGGTCAGGTTGAATTCAATCTGCAACCAGTACCGCATGGTGTGCTCGGGGTCCATGTCCATCAGGTATTCTACCTGCCGGATGGTAGCGTCATAGACGACTTCTTCATCAAGGTAGAACAAGCCGACCTTGCGCCCGCGGCGCCGGGCTTCCTCAAGGGCAAGGTGGCACAGGACGGTTGAATCTTTCCCCCCTGAAATGGATACGATGATGTCTTCAAAGTGGTCAAAGATGAACGCCATCCTTTCCCGGGCGGCATCCACTACGTTAATCTCGACGTTGTATTTTTTCGCAGACATTGTTTACTGCTCTTCTGTAATCATTGAGGCGGCCCATATAGTATGCGTCAACCCCCGTATTGGTGACGGTCACGTTCATGACCGGCTTGATGGTTCCCTTGGTGTCGTATTCCCCGCCAACCTTTTTGGCAGCCAAGGCTTCCGTCCATTTCAGAAGGCGCCGCGGCACAATGTTCGGGTCTTTCTTCACTTCTCCAACAATCCGGCCCTTTTCGGCAGCGTAAGCGGCCAGCTCTTCTTCATCCAACTCCACGGGAGTTTCATGGACTTCAAACCGGATGTCCCCCAGGTGAATTTCACCCTGCGAAAAATCGCATTCAGCGTAGGGCTCTTTCAAAAAGGGGTTGTTCAGCGTCATATCCCAAAGGATCATGAATTCCTCTTCCTTCTCCCTGACCGGGAAATGTTCAAAAATGATGCGGTGGTCCGCCTGCTGCATGTACCGCCTGATGCAGTTATAATGCAGGTCGTAACGGCTTTTTGTCCGCATGGCATTGTTCCACACGACGAGGCAATTTGACGTAATGTCTTTCAACCAGGGATAATAAAATTTGTACAGGATAGTTTGAGCATACGTGATGTGATCCACGCGGGCGCCCGAGTCCAGGTCAATCTTGTCGCCAATGATGAACACTCTCTCTATCTGGTTGTTTTTAAGATAATCCTCAACGATTTCCTTCGGATTTTGCTCACCGAGAAAGATAGCCTTCATAGTTTTTTTATAGTCTCGTTTCCGTGGGTTTTGAAGTAAGAAATCAGGTTCGTTTTCTTCCTGATACATTCATCCATCAAATATTCCAGGCCGACATTACCACTCAAATCGAAGTAGGAACAGTCTTCTTGCTGTCCGGTTCTGTAAATACGGGCTTCAGATTGTTCGCGGAATGCGTAGTCAAACGTTTTGTCAAAATAGACAATGCGGTTGTACGCTTGCAGGTTCAAGCCAAAAGACCCCTTCCCGTAGGTCAAAACCAGCGTTCCCGGGAACCGTTTTTCAATCTCTCGTTTGCTCTTCAGGAATTTGCAGTAGACGATCGTTCGAAGTGTCAGCAGCTTTTCCAGGAGTTCAAATTTACCTTCCGAGCAGCAATAGAGATGGTGCATGCGCTGGATGATTCCGAAGAAATGGGTGTCCCTGAACACGTCAAGCGTCAGCAAGCGCTCCTTGAGGTGTTCATAGGCCGCCATTTCTTCGTCCGTGAGGGAATAGCAGCGGTCTCCATACTGCTTTTCAAGGGGGAGGTTCAGGCTGCACTGATACACATACGGGCGGATGATGGAAAGCAGGTAGTCTATATTCGCGTACCCCACAATCACGCGTTTGACAACACGCTTGAACCTCTTGATTGCATGGTAGTAGCAAAACGTATCAAGGAACTCGGAATATCTCATGTCCAGAATTTTCGGAGACAGGAATTCCATTTGAGCGTAAATGTCAGTGAGTCCCTTTGTCAACGGGGTTCCGTTCAAAATAAGCTTGTATTCCGACAGTCTGGAAAGGGTCAGCAAGCGGCGGGTCCGGACAGCGTACAGGTTTTTGATTTTGATGCTCTCGTCGCACACAATGAACGGGTGCGTGGCCGCTTGCAGCTTCCGCATGACTTCCATGTAAATTCGCTCACTCTGGCCGATAGACTCAATGCCGACAATATCCGGTTCATACCGCAAGCCGCACCGGGCTATTTCCTGCCTCAAGTTGTCCTTGGTCTGGCAGGGGCAAAGCCACAGCAGATAATCTACCCCGTCCACGGAGTTGACCAGGACAGAAGCCGTCTGCGTCTTGCCGGTTCCGCACTCCATGAAAAGGGCTCCCACCTTCAGTTCATGGAGCTTGCGGACAGCCTCCGCCTGATCATCGTTTAAGTTCCTCGGCTGCATCAATGTCAACAGGGGTTTTAGGTTCCGGCGTATGGTGGATTTCCTCTTTTCCGTCGTCATAGACGAGAGAAGCCTTTTCCGTTTTTGGGGCGTCATGGTCAACTTCGTTCCCGAAGCATTCAATGACGTCCGCCCTATGAATCGTGACCGGTTCGACGAGCTCGTACCATTTCCCTTGCTTATTCTTCTTCTCAAGCCTTTTCAGCTTCATGGCCGTCTTCTCGAAATTCCGGTACAGTTCAAGGTAAAGTTCCCCATCATGGCTGCCTTCAAAAACGCAGTAGTTGCCGACCACAAACGAGTATTCGGCCAGACGGGATTCCGCAGGGAATTTGATGCGGATATTTCCAGAGATACCCCCGATGTTCCGAGCGCATTCGGCAGGAATGGCAACGCGCTTCCACTTGTTGCGTTCTTCCTGAGCTTTCCTTTCGGTCTCCTGGCGGGTCCGTTCCTGGCGAGCGGCTTCCGCTTCTTTTTTCTCCTGCTCCTTGCGTTCAAGTTCCTGCTTGCGGTTCAACAGGATTTTGTTGAGCAGGGAAATGTCTCCCATTTCAGGCTTCCGTTCGGAAACGTGCGTCGTCACGCCTTCCTTGACGCGGGCAACCAGGGAATCATATTCCGCCTTCAGTTCCTCCGGGGTTGAATAGCTGGGAGTGTAGGACCAACATTTCTGACGCGCGCCGTAGCGGCTTGTATTCAAGAAAGTGCATGATATTTCACCGAACCTGAACCCCAGCTTCTTCAGCTCTTCCTTGTGGGCGTAGGTGTCGCCGTAGGCAATGATTTCAATGATTTCGGTATCATGGTCACAGGTCAGGTGCAGGACAACGCCCAGCGCCTTGTTTTCTTCATCCCGCTTTTTCCGGGCACATTCCGGACACAGGCATTGGGTTTCATAATACCTGATCTTTCTGTCCCGTTCAGATTGTTTGCCGATCAAGTCTTTGACGCCTTCGTGGCCGCATGAGTAGGTGATTTCGTACTTCATGCCGACAATTTATCAATATATGATAAATTGTCAATAGGTATTTATCTTTTTTTGATAAATCAGAAGACAAGCTTCTTTGCGGCCTCCTTACTGTGTTCGTCCCGGAGGTGCCCATACACCTTCATAGCCAGCGCTCCGCCGTCACGATGGCCGAGCCATTTTGCAACCGTAGGAATGTCAATCCCTGCTTCAATGCAGGACGTTGCGAAGAAATGGCGCAAGTCGTGAATACGGACGTGAGGCAGCCCAAGCCTGATACAAGCGTTTGTGAGGGCTTTCCGGGGGTTTTCTATGGCAAATACCGGGTCATCGGGGCTATTCCCCCGTCTTTCCCTTCGGAGGCTTTCTATCACCTCGGCCAGGGATGCGTTAATGTACAGGGTCCGGCGTGAGGTGGCATGCTTGATGTCAGGCACGGAAATAGATTCCTTTCCAATATCTCCCCACACCAGGCGCCGGGCTTCTTCAATACGCAGCCCTGAATAAGCCAGGAAGGAGATCATGTCCGCCGCTTCGGAATATAGGCCCTTTTTTTGCCACTTCCTTAATATAGGAGCTTTTTTCACTTCCTCAATAATTCTCCGGAAATCTTCTTTTCCAGGAACATGAAGTTTTCCGCTCCGCAACGTCATTCGTTCAAGCTTGGCTGCTGGGTTGTTCTTGAGGCAGCCAGCATCCTGGAGCATGGAAAATACATTTTTCACAATGGCGAGCGTTCCGTTTGCTGTGCGTGCAGATACGGACAGAGCATCCTTCTTCCACCAAACCCGACATATTTGTTCCGTGATGGCTTCCGCCGCCATGTCGCGGACGACAAGCTTTTTGGCACGACCGGCAAAGAACTTGATGGATTCCACCGCGGCCGGCTTGAGGTTGGGCCTCATCTCCTGCCGCTGGACGTACATATCAACCGCCAAATACCAAGACACGGATTCCACAGGTAATTCATCCCTCCCCTGCTCCGCCAGAAACCCGGCCAGCCTAGAAAGGGCTTCCGTCAAAACGCGCGTCTTGAGGGACTTTTTCACCGTTTTTCTTCCTCTGTCGATGCGGGCATAGAAAATTTCTGACTCCTTTGACTTGTACAGGTTCGGATAATCCGTCGCAACGAGGGTGTTTTTCATGCCTTCAAGCAT